GAGCGGCCGATGCTGTACGACGGTGATTTGATCATGAGCGGCCCCAACCTGCAGGGCACGCGCGCCTTTGGCATGATCAAGGATCCTGACTTCAACTACCAGTCTCTGCCTTTCGCTCCGAAGTCCTGGGTCCAGCCCGACCCCGCGCAGCGCTTCCTGATGATGCAATCGGCTCCCATCGTCATTCCCAGCCGGGTGAACGCCTGCCTGTCGGCCAACGTCTGCGATCCGGTGGTGGCCTGATGAGCGGCGCCACTACTCCGAAAGACAAGGCGTCGACCACGGCCAAACTCGTTACCGCCGTCGTAGCGCACGGGCGCGTCCTCCTGACGGAAGACGGCGAGTCGCTGGTGGCAGGCGACGAGGTCGATCTGCCGGCAGGCGAGGTCGAGCGGCTGCGGCAGCTCGGCTTCCTGGAAGACCCGGATGCGCCGGTGATTCCGCGCGGCAACGGCCCGCGCTTCGGGTCCGCGGCCGGTCCGCAGATCCGCCGAGGCTGACATGGTTGATTTTGACCAGGTTAACCAGGCCGTCAACGGTGCGTTTGGGGAAGAGCTGGTCTATCAACCTGCGGGCGGCGGCAACGCCAAAGACGTGCCCGGCGTCTTTACCGATGCCTACAAGACGGCATTCCAGGACGGCGAGGGCGGTGTCGGTTGGGTGACGACCGCACCAAGTGCGGGCTTTCGCCTCGCCGATCTGCCGCGGCCGCCGGCGAAGGATGACCGCATCACCCGGAAGAAGACGGGCGAATCGTTCCTCGTCTTCGAACAGCAGCCGGACGGCATGGGTTGGGTACACCTGAAATTGAAGAAGCTATGACCACGACAAATCAACTTCGTGCCTTGGCAGTCCAGGCGCTGACGAACACGACCGACGCAGGTCCGCGGGCATATTCGCCGCGCGACCAGGCGACCTGGGATGGGGAGTATCCCGTCCTGTTCGTGCGGACGAACGATGAGGATGGCGTGTCGTTCGGTCGAAGCGGAGCCCCGGCCTTCACCGTGACCTCGGCGCTGGTGATCGAAGCAAGGGCTACCCACGCCGGCGAGCTGGACGACGCCGGCGCAGCCGCCCTGCAGGTCAAGCTGGAGACGCTGCGGGACCAGATCAAGGCCGCAGTCATCAACTACCCGCCGCTCATGCAGGAACTCAACCAGTTTTCCTACTTTCGCACGCGCATTACGCGAGGGCCGGAAGACGCCGCAGAACACCTGGGAGGCGTCCTGGTGGAACTGGGCCTGGAGTTCGTGCAAGGGCCGGAGGATTTCTTCCCTGTGCCCACAAACCCGCTTGAAGGGGTGGACACACGTGTTCAGGTGCCTGACGGCACCGCTGTCCCCGGCTTGGATATTGACCTTCCGCAATAGGAGCTTCGCATGTACATCAAACCTCGCCCCGGATTGACGGTGTTCGACCCGGTACGCAAACAATTCATGCCTGAAGAGGGCATGCCCGTGGACGCAAACGACCTGTACTGGGCCGCGCGCTTGCGCGACGGCGACGTGGTCGAAGCGGACGCCCCTGGCGTCCAAAAGTCGGCCACCAACGAGGTGCCGCCGGCACTGCCCAACAAGGGGGGCAAGTAAATGATCCAGTTTCCCAACATCCCGCAGAATCTGCGGGTGCCGCTGTTCTACGCCGATATCGACCCGAGTCGCGCAAACACCGGTCAGATCAACCAACGGGCGCTGATCATCGGTCAGATCACGGCCGCTGGCACCGCGGTTCCCGGCAAGCCGGCGATTTCCCAGGGCGCCAACGAAGCGAAGGTGCTGGGCGGTCAGGGGTCGATGCTGGCGCTCATGACGGCCGTCTATCGCGCACGTGACAGCTTCGGTGAGGTCTGGTATCTCCCGGTGGCGGACGATGCGTCCGCCACCGAAGCCAAGGGCGCAATCAGCTTCACTGCGGCGGCGACGGCCACCGGTGTGCTGTCGCTCTACATTGCGGCTTTCTCCGGTTCGCCGGTGGTGTCGCTGGTTTGCACGCCCAGCATGACGACCGCGCAATTGGCGACGGCTCTGGCGGCACAGATCAATGCCGCGGCCGACTTGCCGGTGACGGCTGCGGTGGATGCAGAGACCACGACGAGGGTGAACCTGACGGCCAAGAACAAGGGCCTATCGGGCAATGACATCGACGTGCGCCTGAATTTCTACGGCGCACTGAGTGGCGAAGCGCTCCCGGCGGGGCTGGGCGTCACCATCACCCCAATGTCCGGCGGTCAGGTCAACCCGACGCTGACCACTGCGCTGGCCAACCTGGGCGACATGACCTTCGACTTCATCGCCATGCCGTACAGCGACGCCGCATCCCTGAATGCTGTCAAGGCGTTCCTGTCCACGACGACCGGCCGCTGGAGCTGGTCCAAGGGCCTGTATGGGCACGCCTACGGCGGCTTCCGCGGCACGCTCGGTGAATGCCATACCTTTGGCGCCACCCGCAACGACGAGCATGTATCCATCATGGGGTTCAACAATTCGCCGACGCCCTCGTGGATCCTGGCCGCTGATCTGACGGCAGCAGCAGCGATATCGTGCCGTGCAGATCCGGCCCAGCCGATGCAGACCGTGCCGCTGGCGAGTTTCCTGCCACCGCCGCTGGAGTCGCGGTTCCAGCTGACCGACCGCAACACGCTGCTTTACACGGGCATCAGCACCTTCACGGTGGCGGACGACGGCACGGTGGCGATCGAAAACCTCATCACGACCTACCAGCTGAACGCGTTCGGCCAGCCGGACAACAGCTATCTGGAAGTCGAGACGATGAACACGTTGACGGCGGTCCTGCGGCGCCTGAAGCTGGTGGTGACTTCCAAGTACGCCCGCAAGAAGCTGGCGGCCAATGGTACGCGGCCGGCGCCCGGATCCAACATCGTGACGCCCAGCACCATCCGTGCCGACCTGACTGCGGACTACCAGTCCATGCAGGACGACAGCGGCTGGGTGCAGGGTGCGGACGTGTTCGCCAAGGGCCTGATCGTGGAGCAGAACCGCACCAACCCCAACCGGGTGGACGTGCTGTATCCGGCGATCCTGATCAACCAGTTGCGCATCTTCGCCCTGCTCATGCAGTTCAGCAATATCGTGCCGGCCAGCGAGGCCGCCAGCGCGTAAGCCCGCGTGGCTGTGGCATAGCGCCGCCTTCGGGCGGCGTTTTCATTTATAGGAGCCGATTATGGCGAATCTGTTGGCCGGCACCGCACAAATCACGGTGGACGGCAATTCCTACATGCTGGAAGGGGCGGCGAAGTACAGCCCCTCCACCGTTACTCGCACCAGCCTAGTGGGCCAGGACGGCTATCACGGCGTCAAGGAAATGCCGGTAGCTGGCTCGATTTCCTTCACTGCCCGCGATGCGGGAAACCTGACGGTTTACGACTTCAACCGGATGCGCAATGCGACGGTGGTGCTGCAGCTCGCCAACGGCAAGACCGTGGTGGGCCGCAGCATGGCCTGCGTTGATGCGCAGGAGGTCGACACCACTGAAGCCACCTTCGATGTCAAGTTCGAAGGTCCCCTCGTTTCCGAACAGACCGTGAGCTGATATGCCGAAGAAAGAGATTCCCGACGAACTGACCATCACCCTGCGCAAGACCGTCACATTGGGCCAGGGCTCCGACGCCGAGACGTTCACCGAACTGGCGCTCCGCGAGCCGATCGTGGAAGAAGTCCTGGCCTTCAACAAGGAAAGCGGGAAGGACGCTGGTGATGCGCTGCGCAAGCTCATCGCCAAGGTGTCCGGCACGCCCATTGCGGTGATCAGTCGCATCGGGGCGCGCGATTTCACCACCGCCGCCAACTACCTGACGTCGTTCATGGGCGGCGACGAAGACGAGGCCGGCGACGAAGACGAGGAAACCGGCGCGGGAAAGTAGTCCGGCCAGTGCCTGATTGGGGGCTGATGGCGGCGGCGACGGCGAAGTTTTACGCCTGGCCGCCGCGAGACGTTCTCGGGCTACGGCCGAGTGAGCTGCGGTGGTGGCACGACATGGCAGAGCGCTTGGAGGCACAACATGGCCAATGAACTGGCATTCCGAATTTCGGCGATAGACAACGCGTCGAAAGTAGGCAACAAGGTCGGCGACTCATTCTCGCGTATTGGGGATAGAGCTGCGCGGATGTCCGGACGCCTGACCAGCATCGGCAAGAAGGGCGCGACTGCGCTGGGAAAGATCACGTCCGGCCTGAATTCGATTTCGCAGGGCGCCCGGACTGCTGCTGATCGCATTTCGTCGATCATTCCTGGCATGTCGGCACTTGTCGGCCTGGCGGGGGCGGCCGGCGTTGGCGCTCTGGCGCAGCGGTGGGGTGACCTCGGGTCGAGCCTGCAGCGGACGTCCCGCCAGCTGGGAATGTCGACGCGCGGGCTACAAGCATGGCACTACGCCGCCAAGCGGACTGGGGTGACGGCGGAGCAGTTCGACCAGAGCATGCTGTCATCGCAGAACACCATCCGAGAGGCGGCGTTCGGGGCCAACCCGCAGGCCATGATGCTGATGCAACGCCTGGGCGTGAGGATTTCCCGCGGCAAGGATGGTCAGATCGACTACGAGCGAACGCAGCACGACATCCTGGCGGCACTGGGGAAAATCAAGAACCCCGCGGGGCAGCGCACGGCGGCGGATGCGCTCGGGATGGGCGCGCTGTTGCCAATGATCCAGCGCGGT